CAAAACTTTTTTAGTGTCTGTCATAGTTACCTCACGATAACCTATCTGTTTAGCTGCATCAGATTTTATTCTACCTGTCGCCCCTGTAAACTGCTCTTCTGAAATATCTTTCCCAGAAACTACAGCTATTATCTGATCCATGTAACGGAGACTGTTGTTGAGGGTCTCACTGCCAATTTTTCTATTAACCATTTTAAAATTAGATCCCCTAGCCAGACCTACAGCAGAGTTAATAGGATCAAGGAATCTTGTCGACCCTGAAACAGCTTGAGATGTCACTGCTTGGATAGGTTTAACTAGATCTTTTAAAGCTCTTTCTCCTTTAGGTGTTCCAAATTCTGTGATAGCAGTCATAGTCAGATCACCTAAGCCATCTGTAATTTGATTAAGCTGTCTTGTGATTTGACCTGGGCCAAGTACTTCAAGTATTTGAGTAAGTTCTTCTTGTGGCATCTGCATATCATCTAACCAATAAGAAAAAAGTCTACCTAAGGCTTTAAAATGAGAAAGTGGAAAGTTATATTTTTCAGTTTTAACACCGCCAGTTTCAGGGTCTATGCGTTCATCCCAAGATAATCCAAGCTCCCTATTGAGAGTTTCATTTTGAGCAAGAGTTGCTATTGTAGTTAAACCTACAGCACCTCTTACCCCTAACTCTCTAGTGCTTCTTGGGCTTATAGACTTAGCCCCTAATAATTTTGTTGCAAAAGTAAGTCCTGTACTGTCTGCAGTGAAAGCTAGGGTGTTATTAAAAAATCTACCAAAAGGTACAAGCAAACCTATACCTGCAACATCTCTAGCTTCTTCTATAATTTTAGGTACAAATCCCGCATCCTTATACGAAACAGCGAAGGTAGCTTTCTGTGTTTCATAAACAGCTTTGGCTACGATATCTTGATACTGCTTGGAGGTCATAGCCTTAGCTGCACCCTCATGGTTAAAGAACTCATTCCAACTCTTGTCGTAACCTACACGCAAGCCTTTATCTAATTGGTATACAAACTCTTGAGACTTAGTAAGTACATCTTGGCCCACAACAAAGTTTATTTTTTGTAGTAACTCAATACCTTGATCAGCTCTCATACCAATCATTGTAGCTTCAGGATCTACACCCATTTTCTTTATAGCATCTTCGACATCTACACCACCAGCCATCACTTGTGTTAGTTTCTCTAAAGCTTTAGGGTCTTTTTCTGCAATAGACATATATGCATCATAGGTCATATCAGTATCTAATAAATTTTTAAGTCTTTGCCCTTGAGCATTCTTTAGTTGCCTAAATATACGAAGAGACTCTGACGCTTCTTTATTCTTACCTAATACTTTATAGAGACCCGACTGCCCAAGGTAAGTTAAAGCCATACCAGCGTCAGTAACAGTATTGATCCCTGCAGCTGAACCATAGCCTACCATGTTAAGGTAGGATGTGCTTGGCGATGTCACAAGTAATCGTATAACTCTTTTTTGGACATCAACTACACCTTGATTAACTTTACCAAACCAACTTTTAACCTCTTTACTTTTAGCTGGACTATACTCTCCTACTCCTAGCAGAGCTGCAGCAGTATCAGAGACAGTCATATTTTTTATAGTATCATCATCAAGACTTAACTTTTTCTGCACTTGAGATACTGCATTTAATAGTCTACCTTGATCACTAATCTTTTTAGCAAATATATTTGAAAAAGACTCTATATCTATTTCCTGCTTGGAGGTTTTTTCAGAAACTTTATCTGTTAATTCCACCATAGTTATACCGGTATTATTTTTAAACTCTTCAATAAACTTAGCTGCATCTTGAGGATCTGACTTCTTAATTACATCAGCTACAAAATTAGACACACTGTCTTCAGGAGTACGTTTTATATAAGCATACCCTTGTTCTACCATGATCTCAGCAAGACCTTTTACTCCATTATCGGAGTCTCCCAACAACATACTAATAAAAAAATCTGTATCTAACTCTTGAAGTTCTTCTGCTTTGGCAGCTTTTTCTTTTAGCTTACTTGCGTAGAGTACAGAGGAAACAGCTTCTGACAAGTCTAAAGGCTCAGGTTCTTTTACATCAATACTAGGCTTAACTAAGACATTTTTATTACTCCTAAGTGCAATAGGTGCTAGACGTATACCGCCTATAATTAATGTACCCACTGCAGCAAGTCCAACATTAAGTTTATTTACTTCCTCTTGAACACCAGTCCTAACTAAGCCTTTTTCATAAGCATAAGCAGAGCCAATATTTACAGCCGCCTCTACAGCCATGTTAGCTGAAACTTCTTTAGCCACACCAGAGGTAAGACGACCCCTAATAGTGTCAGGGGCTTTTTCAATAGCCTCCCTTTTAGCAGCAAGTTTAACTGCATTGTCTTTAGCTACCTGATTAAAGGTGTTTTTCCATACCAGATTACTCTCTTTTACAGCAGCTTTCTTTGTAGCACCCCTACGTAACGCTTTTTTGTAAGCTTTTAAAGCAGTTCTTTGTGCAATCTTAGCACCCACTTTAGATCCACTAGCAGTAAATAGTTTACCTATACCAAAACCCACTAGATTTATAGGGTCTAATACAGTACTTCTAACATAATCTCCGATAGCTTCTGCTTTTTCTCCCCTAGTAGTTTCTTTACTAAATACTCCAGCCATGTTTTCAAACAAGGCATAAGCCTCGCCAACAGCAGCAAGCTGCTCCTCATCTTCACCTAGACTATTTAAAAAGGCTACTTCATTAATAGCTCTAGTAGAGTTACCCCCAGAAAAACCCCGCATATTATTTAAAAACTTATTGACAACTTCTTCTTTGCTGTAGTCTCTAAACTCATCTATACCAAATCTTTTTTCCATATAACGTTCAATCGACCCAAAATACTTATCGTCAGTAAGGTCGTTTTGAGAATAGGATTCCGGTACAATCTCTTGAACAGGTAGTGGATCTGATCTAGGTAAAATAGAATCGTTAGACTGAAGATTTTTTTGTTCGTCTTCATCTTCAAAAGTACCCATAGCCCTTCTAAGATCGTTTAAAGTAGTCATACTATCTTCCCAGTATTAAATCTGCGGAACCAAATCCATATTGTCTATCAAATTCCATTTTGGCTTGAGCTAATTCTGGAGAATCTCTCATGGCCAATAAAGTTTCCTTAGCTGCAGAAGGTATTTTATAGGGTGAAAGATTTGGTGCAAGCGTTGGAAACAAAGAAGCAGCTCCAGGTGCAGTAAGTAAGAACTCCGATACATAACCCCCAAGCATACTTCTTAGTGTGTCTTTATCACCATCTTTGTGTTTAGCAATTGCTGACGTTATTTCGTCAGCGGTGTAGAGACTAGTTTCATCTATATTACTAAGTATATTATTAGCATGCGCTATGATCTTGTCATCAAAAAGTTTAGCTTGAAGTTCAGCATCAAGTTCTGCAGTAAAACCTGGAGCTATATCTGGATAAACGGTTGGCATAACTGAAGAAGGTAAAGCACTAACCCTACCCATAACTTCACCAAAGAAAGCATCATCTAAAAGATCATCACTCATACCTGTAGCTATCTTATAAAGATCTCTACCTTCTTTGTATGGACCTAAGAAACTTTCATCTCCATAACCTTCAGCAACAATCTGAATGTTTTCAAATATATCCTCACCAGTGAGAGTAACACCTAAATTGTTTTCTCTAGCCTGAATTGCATCTACAACTGTTTTTGCTACCCCTGGTGTGTGCATCATTTTAGCTAAGTAGTCGTTAGCACCTTCCACGTTACCTAACTTATTTTTTAAAAAAGATATAGAAGCAGAGTCAGCAGCTAAAGGTACACCTCTACCATTTAAGTAGTCTAGTACAGATTTAGATCTACGGAGTAGACGTGTTTCATTAAACTCTTTATCAAGTCTTTCCTGTGCCTTACGTTTAAACTCACGGTCCTCTTGACGTTCTCTCCGTTCTTCCACTGCCTGTAGTCCAGTGGCAATACCTGTCCACATACCCATTACATATCTCCTCGTGACATAAGACCCTTAGGCATTTCTTTTGGTTGCTCTTCTGCAATTTGCTCTTCAGGTACTTCTTGTGAAGGTTCTTCAGGTATGTCTACTTCACCCTCTTCTTCAAACTGAGCAAGGATCTTACGAGCTTCTTTTTCCCTAATACCCTTGTTGGTTTCTTCTTTGTCAAACTCTTGAATCGTTTCAAGGCCTTCATCATACTCTAACCCTGCTGCCTCTGCACTACCGACAATGTACTCGTGGATAATAGGTGCAATAATCATAGATACATCTATACTGTGCCTACCATCAGCAACTGCACCACGAAGAATACCCTCTGTTAGAGTTTTAATATCAAGACCAAGATCAATTAAACCTAAAACAGACTTTGTTCGTTCAGGTTCTTGCAGTCTTTCAAGATGAAACACTAAAGATTCTTCTGGGGTAGAAAACTGTGGGGGGTTTTCCCAAGCATAGTTTTTAGGTTCTGCAGTTAAAGACTGTCCAGGTATAGGTGCATTAAACATTAATTATTCTCCAGGTCTTTCCAGTTAAATATAGGTTTAGCGTTTTTTAACCCCTGCCGAGGCTTAACTCCTGCAGCCCTACTTCCATACCAAGGGGACCAACCTTGCTCTGCAGCCTTATCTAAAGCAAATTGTATTTGTGTTGTAAGTCCACTAACAGTATTATCTGAAATAAGTTTTCTTCCTGTTTCAGACTCATACTCATTACCAAGGCCACCCCCAGTAAATAACTGGGTTACACCAAAGGAAGCTTCTCGCCCACCTAAAGATCCTTTACCACCTCTTTGTACTTGTGACTGATACGTGTTAGATTTGAGACCCTCTTCATTAAAAACAGCAACAGCTATATCAGGGTCCATGCTACGAAGTTTAGCTTCGGCCCTAACAATTTTTTCCAAACTAACTTGATCTAAAGCCATTTCACCTGTAAGCGGTGTAGTTTCTCCAAGCTCTTCCATAGACATATTTTTTTCTTCTTCAGTCATGCCTAAGCCAGTAGTTTTATCTGCAGTCATTTCTTGTACTTGTTGAACAAGTTTTTTATTATCTGCATACAACCTATTATATGTAGCTGTCATAATATCTTCTTTAGGCTCTTGGGTTTTTATTTTTCTTTGGGGTACAAGACTGCTACCAGATAAAAGTTTAGAGTCTTCATCACCAAGCACTCTGCTTTGCCTAGGTTTACCCAAACCTTTTTCTCTAAATCTTAACTCAGCTTGTTCTCTTGCTGTTAGTAGTATTTTTTCATACATGTTATTTACCTTACCTACCTAATACTAATTGAGTCAGAACGTTCCACTTCGAAGACTCTTCTTGATCTTTTCTAGCTTTAGCATATTCATCATACTTTTTATCTGCAAGTATAATATCTAAGGCTCTATCTTTATCTGATTCATTTGCTTTGTAAGCATAGTCCATAAGGTCACGTTCCCGTTGCCATATCTGATCCATAGTAGAGTTAGTAAAAGCATTTGCAGCTGCAGCAGTAGCAGAATTAGCTTCGTTCTGAGCAGCAGTATTTAGTGTAGCTACATTTTGTTTCCATTGGGCATTGGCCTGTGCTACGACAAGCGCATTAGTAGCATTAAACTGATTACGTTGCTCTTTAATTTGAGCATTAAATTTAGCTGCCGCATTTTTTTCTCCAGCATTAAATTGTGCTATGGCATTTTTTTGAGCAGCATTAAATTGGCTAGTCTGATTTTTAATATTTGCCATAAACTGTTTAGTCTGATTTTCAGAAGAAGCATTAAATTGTTTGGCGGCATTTTCTGCGGCAGTATCTGAAAGAATAGTTTGTTGGATAGCCTGAGCTTTAAACATAGTAGTTTGTTGTTCATTACTAAGGTTAGTCATATCCATCTGCAAGAATGCTTGAGCATTTTGTACAGCAGCTTGCTGTGCATTAGATAAGTTTGCCATGTCCATAGCAGCAATAGTAGCAGCATTCTGTAGTGTAGCTGCTTGTTGTGCACTAAGTTCTGCAAGCCCTATAGTTTTCATAAGCTCTGAGTTATGAATCTTAGCTTGCTCTGCAGCAGTAAAGGTAATATTAGCAGCATCAGCATATCGTGCAGCATTAGTAATAGCTACCTGCTGTTGATTGTCAATCTTTTTACCTTGTAGTGCAGCTTCCAAATGAGCATTAGCAACATACGCTTGTTGTTTAGCATTCATGTTAGCAAGATTAATCTGCATCTCATTAGTATTATCTTGCAGGATACCTTGTTGACGATTGTTTAGGTTAATGTTATTGACCTCTGCATAACGTGCAGCCTCTGCCATGTTAGCTTGCTGTTGGTTGCTGAGATTTTGACCTTGCAAAGAAGCTTTAATTTGAGCATTAGCAATCACAGCTTGCTGCATATTAGATAGGTTTTGTGATTGCAGTGAAAAAGCATTCTGAGAGTTTTGCAATGCAACCTGTTGTTCTGCATTGAAGTTAGCAAGCTCTACACCCTGTTGTGCAGCAGCATTAGCTAAAGATACTTGTTGTTGACGACTAAGATTGTCCATCTTCATAGTACGAAATGCTTGAGCATCAGAGGAAGCTATAGGTATTGCAGACTCCATACAAGCTTGTACAATTGCTGCTGCCGCCATAGAGCTTCCACCAAGACCACGAGCAGCCATAGCAGAGTTAGCAGATCGCAGAGCACCTGCAGCCCAAACGGGAGTACCATCATCAAACTGTTTCATAAGAGATGCAAGCTGACCTTGTACGGTATCTTGAGCTTCAATCTTACCTTCTTTAAATTCTGCTAGTGTTCCATCATCCACATTAAAGGACTTGAGTTTAGCTGCGACAGCAGTAGCATCATCAGTTAGACCCTCCATAGTCATAGCTTCAGCAGCAGCCATTTCAGATTCTGCTATTTGTGCTGGCTCAGGGATTTCTTCTGGTTGTACTGTGGTCTGTGCAGCTTGGATATTGTCTGGCACATTAGCTTCAGCTATTTCTGTTTTTACAGCTTCTTCATCTAGACCTTGAGCTGCGGCTAGTTCATCAGAAGATACTTGACGTTCACCTGACGTAACTTCTTTTACATATTCAGTATTCATCTTAGCAGCATCAGCTTTGGCATCCTCAGATACTTCACCTTCTGCTGCAGTTACTTGGGCTTCATCTGAAACTTGCCCTTCAGCTGCTGTAACACCTTCCGTCTTAAATTTACCTTCTGGCCTACCTTTTACAAAACCCTCTGATGGAGTAAAGCCCCCATGAGGAACCATAACTTCTTCACCTGTGGTGGGGTTGTGAAAAAATTCAATAGCCATAGTAACCGTTGCGTCAGAAGGAGGTGGAATAAAACCTGCATCAGCTGCTGATACCCTTTTATAATCCCTTTCAACACCTTCTAAAGCCTCTTGAACTTTTCCTTGGGCAGTAGAAGCAGTAACTGTATCAGCTGTAATATTTTCAGGTACGGAGGCAGTGCTTGCTGCAGAGTCTGTTGAAGAGATCTTATCAGGTGTTCCATCTATTTGACCTGTAGTGCTACCAACAGTTGTTCCAGCTGTAGTAGAACTTATAGTATCTACATCAGCTTCAGTAACCAGTTTTGCGGGGTCTTGGGTAGCCTTCTGAACTAGTTGTTGCTGACCTTGAAAATTTTTCGCATTAAGGTCTTGCATTTGTTTTTGATACTCACTAGCTTGAACAGCTGCGTTACGCCTATCATCATTATACTTTTGATAAGTTGTTTTATCTTTATTAAAAAAATCAAAAACTTGTTGTCTTTGTTTGGGATCACTAGCGTTACCATTAGTATCAAGTTTTAATCCCTCATTACCAAGGATTGTATTTAACTCTCCTTTTTTAGAGTTTTCTAAATTCTTATAAAAATCAAAAGTATTAAATGTGTCTACAGTAGGTTCTATAAACTGCGCAGGTCTTAGCGGTATAGGACTAAGTTCTGTAACACCACCAGTATTTAACCGCTTAAGTTTAGCGGCGTTCTCCATAATGTTTTTTATCTGAGAAACAGAAGCTGAACCTTCCTTAGAAAGTTTTTCTAGTACTTCTTTTTGTGCCGTGCTAAATTTTGCCATTCTTTTTATCCATTCACTACTTCGTTAAGACCCCAGACCATTGCACCTGTACCGCCTAAGAATAATACCACACCTATCGTTAAAGATATACCCCAAAACAATTTATCCCTTGCTTTAGCTTGTGCTTCTAGTGCTTCTTTCTGTCTGACCCTAGCAGCAGCTTGCTCTTTTACAACAAGATCCCACATGCCCGGTGGTCCGTATAATCTACACACTTCACGTAATTCGTTCTGTGCTTCTTTGTGTTTCATCTTGGCTTGTGCAATTGCAAAGCCTTCTTCTTCAGATGAGGTAAGTCTACCTAGTGGGCCTTTGTGCCTACCCTGTTCAGCTATACCTATGTCAGCTTCTAGTTTAGCTAACTTACCAAAGTGAGGCAGTAAGTCTGCAACATCACCACCAGCTTTAACTGCAGAACTAACTGCACCAGCTATCTTAGTAACTGCACTTGCTAAAGCTAATACTTCTATCATTACGGCAAACCCTACTATTCATTTCTGTTCGCCATCTTTTCTACTGATGATCTTATTGCTTTTATATTTTCGTCAATACGGGCAAGTGATACTGCTTGATTTTGTACAGACTCTTCTAGTCTACCCATACGTTGTTCTATTGCTACGATGTCTTTTCTATTAGCTTCAATATCAGACATCATCATTGATACTGTCCATACGATAGCAGCGCCTTGGACAATAAGACCAAATATTAAAGTTATAGGTACTGATTTATTTAAATGCCAATTGTCATTGTCCATTAGTAATTACCCTACAAAGTATGTTAAACTCATATCAAACCTAAATTGATCAGAGATCTGACTAGCCTGTAAGCTATTTGCAGAAGTACCTGGTGTAACTAAAATAAAAGCGCTACTCCCTGAAAGGCGAATTTTACCATAGTTTGCACTGCTTGTATTAAGACCCGAAGAAATATAAAAAGAGCCTACACCCGCTAAGTTAGTACTTCCACTTCCTACACTATCTCCACCAAAAGGAAAACCTTTTATAGTAACACCGCCATTTAAAGAACCTTTATTACTTAAGTACACTTCTGCTGCTACGTGTACTACGTTACCTATACGTGTATAGGAACCCGTATTCCAGTTATAAGTGATGCCAGTTGTAGCCCCGTTGATTTCTATAAAGGGAGTAAAGTCACCTTCCTCATACCAATCTAAAAGTTTAGAATTTCCTGTTACGCCTGTAGCCGAAGAGTAACTATTTGCATACTCTACACCTTTAGCTGTTGCAGGAACAAAGTTTCCATCTTTTAACTTAGCACTATCAATGCTTACACCATTTGCAGATGTAACCTCACTAATAGTATCAGTAGATACTGCAGTAAAAGATGGGCTACTTGTTGTTGTAAGTTGTTGGTTAATTGCTTTTACTGCTGCTTCACTAGCAAGTTCACTGTCCATCAGAGCACCTGCAGCAGTAACGTTAGTAGTATCTGTTACATCTGCTGAAGTTTCTATATTTGATAATTTAGTTTTCTCTGCATCAGTAAAGGCATTTGTGTTTGACTCACCTTCATAAGCTGCTTTAATTTGAGCACTTGTCTGATCCGCTGTAGCATTTGTCTCTATGCCGTTTAACTTTGTATGGTCTGCATCTGTAAAAACATTGCTGTCCGTTGCCGCTTCTACCGCCGCTCTAATCTCAGCGTTAGTTTGATCCCCAGTTGCACCAGCTTCGATTGCATTAAGCTTTGTATGATCTGCGTCAGTAAACACATTACTATCGTTTGCAGCTTCTACAAGAGTGCGTATCTCAGCGGCTGTTTGATCTGCCGTAGCGTTTGTCTCTATAGCATTAAGCTTAGTGTGATCTGCGTCAGTAAACACATTACTATCGTTTGCTGCTTCTACAAGAGTACGAATCTCTGCAGCAGTTTGATCTGCTGTAGCATTTGTTTCTACCCCATTTAACTTAGTTTTATCTGCTGAAGACATAAACCCAGAAGCACTGGTAGTGGCATCAGATATAACTAAATTTGTACCAGAAATAGATAAACCTCCACCTAAACCTAACCAGTTAAAAGACCCATCACTGTCATCCCAGAAAGCAATACGATCCGCATTAGGATCAGTTAAACTCTGTAAGCCTAAGTGACTGAGAGACACAGTACCTGTACCTGCAGTATCATTATAGGCTACTGCAATGCCTGTACCTGCAGTGAGGTTGCCTCCTGTAATATCTTCGATATACTCCTCTAACGAAACAGATCCTATATTTACTGTGCCAGTAAGAGTTGTTGAAGTATTAACTGTCAAGTTATTGGTGTTAGTTGCAGTCAAGAAAGCGTTATCAAATCTAAGACCTGTTGTTCCTAAGTCTAAGCTGGTTTGTCCCGACTTAGGTTGCATAGCGTTTGCATTAAACTCATAAGCTAAACTTGGACCTACCGCCGTAATAGCAGGGCCGTTCCCTGCAGTACCATCATGAGTATGACCACTCGTACCAAAAGCTAACTCAATAGAGTTGTATTCCGCATTAAAGTCTGCTGCATTGATGGTAAGACCGTCAGCAATATTGTCCTCTACACCCACACCTGTTCTTGTATACCCTGCCATTTTTATTTCCTGTCTCTGTTTGCAAACTCTAATACTGCTGTATCAAGAGTAAAAGCTGGATTAGCTGATTTATCTTCTATCCGTAAACTTACTGTTGTACCAGAACCCTGGACATTTATTGGGAACTCTGTTTTTAAAGATAACCCATAGTTAGCTGATCCGTAGACTGCTTGACCCCCACCAAAAACAAAAGTTGCAGATCCAGCATTGGTTATAGTATAACTGGTTGGTTGAATAGTTTGCGTGTCCCCACTAAATTGAAAGTTATATTTTAACTTTACGTTAAAAGACATAGCAGAAGTAGGCTCTGCAAAAACAGTAAGTTTATAGAACGTTTTTCTTATTTCGGAATCATTGATAGGCATATAAGGAGACTCATAAACAGAGTCAATAACCTCACCATCAAAACTGTGACCATCTTCTAACTTATATATGTAACCACTATCATTACCAATGATTGCTAATTCAGAAGAACCTATAGATTTACTGTCAGCTACATTTACTTTAATACCCTTAATTGTAGCAAAACCTACACTACTTGATCCTTGAGAACTAAATTTTGTAGTTATTAACCCCCTAGAAGTACCTTGTTTTTGTGTAATTTGGTAATTAAATATTCTGTATTGAGCTTTGGTTTTTAAAACCAGAGAACAAAAAGAGTCAGAGTTTAAAGTAAAGTTTTTAAAATCCTTTGTAATAGTATCTGACGGTACATCTAAGCCAAAATCACCGATACGATCTGTAGCACTTAAAAGTCTAATTCCATCTGGCGCTAAATAAATAATATCCCCACCAAACTCTTGTATGGTGTCAGGATCAATACAACCTATTCGTTCTGTAATAGGCTGAACTAAAAAATCTGCAGCAGTATTGCCAGTTAACCTCTTAATAGATTTTTCTGTAAAGATAATTAGTTGTTCACGAAAAGTTATTAGTCCCGTTATATTGTCTATAGTATTTATAACCCCCGCATCATTTCCAGGGTTAAAATCATCAGCAGTAAATGGGGCTGTAAAATAAAGTTTATTGGCCTTACCATAAAAGACAGTACTTTTAAAAACTGTAATGTGACTTGAGCCTTGTATATCACTACTATTACTAGAAGACAGATGAGCTAAAGAATCATTAGAAGTATTATAAATACAAGGGTAATTTACACCGTCAACAAAAATAATTTTTTCAGTGCCATCAAGATTAAAAGTAGCAGACCTTACTTTATTACCCTCTGTACTTGAAGTATTTTCTGTAAGTGCAGTCCACCCAGATCCAGTGCTTTTAAAAAATTGAGTTCTATTATTAGAGTTTTTTCTTGCGGCTACTATTTTAGTGGAACTTACAACTTTAACACCTTTTATTTCACCACTCCCAGTGACTTGATTATTGTCAAATTTAGAAAAGCCTTTTATTTTAGTGTATCCACCCTCTTTATTAGGTTCAAAATTTTGTAAGATGGTGGCAGAACCTACAGCATTAGTACCCTGTTGCAGAGGACTAAGGTTACTTATAAGCCCCCCTCTAAACTCTATAGGAAATGTTTGCCACTGTATAGCCATTAGTAATGTACTCTTGTATCTTTTAAGTATTCAGTTCTATTTATAAAAATACTTCTTAAGTTTTTTATACCCTGTTCAAATTTCTGTAGGGAAAGTTGTGCACCACTAACATCACCCTGAAACAAATAAACGTAATACATAGAACCTTCTACTATAACGTGACGGTACTCTTCAGGTAGGGTAGGTACATCAGTTGGCAAAGTTAAATCAAAACCTTTGCTGTAATATTCATATACTACTTCATAAGCTTTATCAGCAGAAGGTACAAAAATAAGTTCGTTACTAGGAGACCTCGCAACAAACTTAGGTGTTTCTCTAACTGATGCACTAGAGTTATACTCTAAATCAATGTATTTGTCAAGGTATTCTTCATAATTTAACACTTTAAGTTTACTTGTAACTATACTTAAAGAGTCATCACGTTTAATGCGAAAACTATTCATACTTACTGTTTTACAATCGTGAGGTAAAGAGTACCTAACCTCTCCTGCAACCAGTACTTCTTCTTCTTCCCTGTGGTTAAAAGGCCATTCAAACTCTTCTTGGTTTATGTGACGTATTGAAGAGTTTATAGAATCTTTTGCAAGACTGTAGTAACCTTTAGTCTCTGTAAAGTTACTAGAGGTCAGCTCTACTTCATTAAGTCTACGGTTAATATCGTTGACTAATCCTAAGTAATTATATGCCATTTACTTTTCCTTAATCCTAATAAAAATAGATCTCTCATAAGTAAGACCCTCTGATGTACTTATTTGGCAATGTACTTTATACCTATTATTATTAGAACCTAAACCTAACCTAATAGTAGCCACCGTACTTGTATTGGTTTTAGATGCAACCAAAAGGCCATGTATAGTTTGAGGCAGGGAGTTAAAATTAACTTCCGTTTTAACTTCACTAGCGTTATCAATAAACCATTTTACAGATGTTATTGTATCATCACCTAAAAATCTAGACCAATCTACATTGTAGTCTAGTTGTTCGTCTTTGTCTTTGTCGGGCCACTTTAAAGCCATAACATTCTCCTATACATAAACAGTGTTAAACCTGTTTGTTTTTGGTACATAAACAGTTGTATTAGTTTCAACAACATGATTGGTTGTAGCCCTGTTTATTTGTGGTATATATACCGTCTTATTGTCTTGCATAATATAAACCGTATTATTATCTGCTGCTTTAAGTACGTAGACTACACGATCTCTATCATAGCTATCTGAGAAAGGTACATAATCAAAAGTTACACCACTTGCTGTTGTACCTAATAGCTGACCAAACGTTAGGTTATTACTTCCTAGTGTAGTAGAGGCTTTACCAAAGGCAACTATTGAATTTTCTTGTATGTCTAAAACAAGATCAGATAAAATACTATTTGCTTCTGCTGAGAAGCCTAAGTCGTTTACAGAAACTG